GTTCCGAACCGCTTATGAAGCGTATCGGAGTTTTTATGCATCTATCAAGCTTTATTGGAAAGGTTATGAAAAACCATTTCCATTAAAGGATATTCTTGATATGAGGATAAACTTTCTTCGAGACCCAGAAAAGTATACTTTGGCGTTAAAATCCATATATAATAACTTCAGAAATGAAGTATTAAATGGAGAAAAGCGTCATAGTAACTTATTGGGATATTATTTTTCTAGAGATGTTAGTAATTTTAACAAATTACAAGCCTCCTTCTGCTTACGGAGTCTCCCTGCTTTCGCAGGAGATGTAGAACCGGAAATACAAAACTGTATTCGTCGATATACAACCGTTAGCGGAGAGTATGATCTCACGGAATGGAAAAGCTGGATAAAGGCTTGGACCGGTTTTTACCGGCCTAAGACTCCTCCAGATTTTTTCCCTTTGTCCGTAGGTACTGGCGCATGTCTAGAGTTTAGCAGATCGAAAGGGGGAATGACCTTCGCAATCAAAAATCTTCTTGGGGCTCGATTAAGTAAGACTTATTTAGAATTATTTAACCGAGATGTCAAGAAATTTGAGATGCTGAGCCTTTCAAAACTCGATTCTGCAACCAAGAATAGTTTATACTTAATCTATTCTTGTCTCACTTCTGTTGAACCTGCGATAAAACACGCAAGAGAATGTCACGGCGGATGTAATTTTCCGTCGTCACATCCTCCAATGTGTGTTCTCGCAATCAGGGAGAGGGGTTATAAGGTCAGATTACCTACAATGACGATTTCGCCTATTGTAGTATTGAGCAAAATATTACGCTCAGTATCTGATTCTTATTTACGTTCAGATCCTCGGATCGCACCTTCTTTAAAAGGAGTTTTTTTTGAAAAACTCCCTTTTAAATATAAAGGAGGTTATCGATCACAGGATTTAACCGTGGCTACTGATCATCACCTTATAGAAATGACCCGGGAGTTTTATAGAAATATAAACCCGGGAGTATCTGTATGGGATGACATAGTTAATGTTGTTTGTAATTACTATACAATATTTTCAAGTGAAGAACTGGAACTATATAGACTCATGCGTACAAAGTACGAAGAGTACTTTTATAGTATCAAGTTCGACGGTCATATGAAGGATAGATTTTTCTCAAATTTTATGAGTAAATACTATCCTAATTATAAACCGGAGCCTGAAAAAGAATTATTTAGTAGTTCATGGGACAATCTGCATTCCAGAATAGGAAAAGTTTCAAAGAGAGGACAGCCTATGGGCATATCTTCTTCTTGGCCACTTTTACCTCTGGTTAGCCTATTTGCTTTCGAAACTAGTTCGAACGCAGAAAGGATAATTATCACAAGGACGGTGTCGAAACCAATTCCTTTAGGTGATAATTTGCAGTTCTCCCGAGCAGTCGATGGACGTACCGAAAAAGAAACTCTAAGTTTAGAGGTTCCCTCGGATTATCGTAACATTTTGACTACTGGAGATGACGCGGTTATGTCTATGGATATAGATCACAGTAGGAGACATACGACCCAACTTTTGAAGCTGGGCAGTATAGTTTCTCCTACTAAGGACTATTATCATAAACATTACGCAATCTATACAGAAATCATCTACAAAGACTCGTTGAGATTAGGAATAATACCTATGGGGCCATTTTTGGCACCCTTCTCGACTAGATTTTGCACATGGTATTCACAGCCTAAGGCCCTTAATGATATACAGAAAAATTTTGGAATAAATTTAAGAAATTATCTTAAATTCTCCATTTTCTGGTATCATTGGGTCTTTCTGGCTCAAAACGGTGTTCCTTTGTTTGCACCTCAGAGTATTGGCGGGTTAAATTTACCCTTTAAACCAAGCTCTAGGGCACGTGTTGCAGGGCGAGTTAGGTTCCTTTTTAAATCGGAATTTAATAGCCTACTTCATCTGCATAAAGATTTACCGTTAGAAAAATTAGAAGACCAAGGTAAGATATACCGGCCTAGACCGAACGATCCGAAAGCTTTCCAAGCCCATATTAATTTACGGGGAAAGAAAGATCTCTCGGTTCGTACGCATCTGGTAGCATCGCCTATGGTCTCTCTGCCTATTCAGGTTTGGGATTCTATTTATAGAACCCAGTTTTCTTTTGATCAGTTAGAAACTGAAAAAGAAATATTCGAAGAACCGTCCTTATATTCGTATATACGAATGTGGGACATAAAATCTCCGATGCCCTGGAAAGACATTAATCTCTTGTATGAAGAAATCCATCGCGAGTTCAATGAGCTCATAGATGTCCCGTGGGGACTCTGTAAGCTCTATCGACCCGTATTAGGTTTCCCATTACCCCGCTCACTCAATCCTATTTTTTATTATAATAATAG